GATCACAAGGATGGATGCTCGGTGGAGAACGTGCCCGAGAATTGCTTGCTCGGTCGCGTCGTGAAGCCGAGCAGGGAGTCTGGGAGTCTGACACCGGAATTCGTCGAGTGGCTCATGGGATTCCCAAGCGGGTGGACAGACTTAGATCACTCGGAAACGCAGTAGTCCCCCAGGTCGTCGAATTCCTGGGCCGTTGCATCATGGAGTTTGAGAATGATCAATAGTCGTGACAAGGGTAAGCGTGGCGAACTCGAAGCCGCGAAAGCCTGGGAAGAGATCTTCGGCGTCGAAATGCACCGGAGCCAGCAGTTCTGCGGCCGATCCGACGAGTCCGACGACATCGTCGGCCAACCGGGAGTCTCGATCGAGGTCAAACGTGTCTCCAGGATCAACGTGCAGCGTGTCGTCGCCCGGGCCGTTGACGACGCCGCAGAGGACCGGGTTGCCATCGTGCTGCACCGTGCCGATAACCAACCCTGGCTGGTAAGTCTGCAACTCGAAGATCTGCCGACACTCGTTAAAACCCTGTTATTGACTATGGGCGAGCAGTAAACGAAGATACTCGAAAGGAAACGTCATGGAAGACCTCGCGATTCGCATCACGAAAATCGAAGAGCGGATCAAGTCCGAACTGGGCCAGGATGGATTCGACGGGCAGCTATGGCGCACACTCGAAAGTCACTCGCAGCGATTGACATCGATCGACAACACGATCTACCGCGGCAACGGCAGCGACTCGCTGGTCACGCAGATCACCAAGTTGCGAACGGAACTGCGTACCATCGCCGCGTGCCTGGGCGTATTGATGCCAATTGCCTTCAAGGTCATCGATACCTGGCTGTCTGGCTGATCCTGGTCAGTCCGCTGACGGCTGCAGATCCCGGGTGGGTCCGCGCCAGCGTGACGATCGATGGCTGCTCGGGCACGATCATCACCGCGGACGGATACGGAATTTCCGCCGGCCACTGCGCCAGCCAGGGCAAACGAGTCGAATGGACCGGGTACGACAACAAGACCGAGGGCAAGGCACGCTGGGTCCACGTCGATAAGACCCGCGACCTGAGCCTGTTCAAGATCGATGGCAAACCGCTGCACTTCGTGACGGTGCCGCAGCGTGTCCCCGCGGGACCGATCACCGGCTGCGGGTGGCCGGAAGGCAAGGGGCCGACACGCCTGGCGTTGAGATACTCCAACCGCGAACGATTCAGCAACCTGGCCGGCGACCGTTGGGTCTTCGGTGTCAACGTGGGTCGATTCCGCAACGGCAACTCCGGTGGCGGGATCTTCATCGGTGACCATCTCGTCAGCGTGATGACTCACGGCGTTGATGACGAGTGGGTCTACGGTTGCCGACACGACGAACTCATCGCGTTCCTCAAGGAGGCGAGACCGCGGCTGGTCCTGTCCAGGCCGGTCGCTGCCAAACCGGTCGCCCTGGTGGACGGTTGGGGCGACATCGACCGCACCCGCGAGATCAAGTTACTGAAACAACGAGTGGCTGAACTGGAGGAACTCGTCGCAACGATTAGTAAACGGTCGCCGGTTCCCGGTCCCCCCGGTCCACGCGGGGATCCGGGGCCGGTCGGCAAAACAGACGTGCTGATGGATCGGCTACTTTCACTTGAGGACTGGCGCGAGAACTTCAGGGCGATCATTCGCGTGAAGATCGCGCCTAAACAGGAGAAGAACGATGGCAGTTGACCTTCAGGCGTTGCTGGAAGCGAGTGCTGGCGAGCGATTGGCCCAGGCGTCGGCGGCGAACAACAGTTTCCTCCAGATGCTCGACCGTTCGTTCGGCAAGGTGTACAGCGAAGTCGATGCGGCTGAGTCGTTCGCCTCGCGTGTCCTCATCCAGAGCAAAGACGGCCCGTCGGCCTAGTGGACTTTCAGTCGGAAGCGGATCGACTGCTCGCTCTCGATGAGAGCGGGCGGGAACGGGAGATGGTCGTCATTGCCCTTCGCCTTGGCGAGGCGGCGAAACAGACCTGGGCTGAATTGCGTAGACTCGATGAGGAGTTTCTGCATGGTCTCACCAGTTTTCGAGAGGGGAATGTCGGCCCATTTGAAGGGCCGGAATAGGTTTCTCAACATGTGGATGCACGACGTGGCAGCCCGACTGCAGATTCGCCGCAAGGCACTGGCTCGCGATGCCGGCCTGGACGACAGTTACGACGTGGGGACATACCCACAGGAACAGCAGACGCTGATACAACCAGGTGGACCGGGGTTCATCAAGACCGCCCTGGTCACCGCGGCAATGATTGGTCTCGGGGGTGTGGGGGCCGTGAGTGCCCTGTCGTTCTTGCCATCCACTCCTCCGACAGGGCAACCCCCCGGGGCCATTCCCGCGGCGACAACGGAATTCGACATCACGATCGAAACGGTCGATGGGGAATTGAGCGTCACTGGAGTCAAAAAGGTGGAGTAAGTAATGGAATACTCACTCGTCCGCAGCGGGATCCAGAACGGCGACGTATTGGCATTCCGCTACGATCCGAAATCGTTCTTCAGCCAGCTGATCAGTTTCCGAACTCGCAGCCGCATCAGTCACGTCGGCATTTGCGTGAGGTTCTACGACCGACTGTGCGTCGTTGAGGCCCTGGAAGGCCGGGGTGTCAGGGTCTTTCCCGTCTCAACGATTCTCAAGAAAGGACGCACGCTCGTCTGGTATCAGACCGTGGTCCCGATCTCGATCAACAGGTTCGATGTCTCCGAGGCGGCGTTGTCCCATTGGGGACAGAAATACGCCAGCCCCTGGCAGTTCGTCCGTAGTTTCGGGTTGCTCACCCGGTGGATCTGCGACCGGCTGAAGATCAAACGCGACACGAACGACAAACGATTCTTCTGCTCGGAGTTCGTGGTCACTTGTCTGCAGGAAGCGGGAATCGAAATCAATAAGGATCCTGCTATGATGTCACCGGCAGACGTTATCGAGTTGCCCTGCCTTATTCAACGAGGAGTCCTTGAATGGACTGGAAGTTCAAGGCAACCATCCTGAGAGTTTTGGATGCGGACACGCTGGATTGTCGCATCAAATTGGGGTTTCACGTGGAGGTGGTGGAACGCCTTCGTCTCTGCATGAGCGACGGCGTGGGCATCAACGCACCGGAGATCAGGGGGGTGGAGAAACCCGAGGGACTGGTCGCCAAGGCGGCCCTGGTTGCCATGATCGAAGAATACTGCAATGACGACGAATGTATCGTGCGTACCTTTCGAGGGACGCGACAGGGCAAATACGGACGTTTCCTGGCGTCGATCGAGAACGAAGAAGGCATAAAACTCTGTGATCTGTTGGTGGAGGGTGGGCATGCCGAAAAAAAAGTATACTAAATCGCACGTGCGTTACGAGCCGACCCCGGAAGAGATCCGGGAAGTCTGCGCCGAGATCCGGGAAGGTTGGGATGCACATCGCATCGCCAGGCAACCGGAGTCGATTGACTGGGAACTGATGATCGTCAAGGCACCCGACGGTCTTGACTGATCAGCGACGTTCCCCGACCCGACCAATGCGGCGGCGTGGTTTACGCCCGGCGAAGATGTCGCGTACCCGAGTGATCCGCTGTGCCAGTGCGCGGGTGTACTTGGGGAACTGCCGCGTGCGAATCTCCCGACCGATCCGTTTCGACCGACGCTGAATTTCCATGTTGTTGCGTCGTAATGCCTCGGACCTGATCAACGATTCGACAGTGCCCAGGTCGATGCGGTTGACCTTGAGCAGTTTCAGTTCGCTCGATTCGCCGGGTTTCTCGAACGACGGATCGGTCAACGACCAGGCCACCGCTCCGAGATACAACGGCGGCGTCTCGGAGATCGGGGCTGCCATGATTTCCTGCGTGACCGTCGAGAGTTGCTCTCGCAGTTGATTGAAAGTCTGCTCGTCGCCAGCGGCAGTCGCCTCCAGCATTTTCTCGCGTGCCGGCATGTAGGTCATCGATCGCCACTTGTTCAAGACGAGCAATTTCTGTTTGCCCTCGTCATCGAGCAAGTGCTGGGTGTGACTCATCAGGTACTGTTCACCGTTTGCCTGGCGAACCGTCGTCGGCAGTTGCAACCGGAACCTCGCGCTGTCGCCCCGCCCCTCTTCCATCGCAGCCCATCGCCTGTCCTGTATGCCACGCTGGCTGACGCGGAGAAACCTCTGCAGCATCGGTGTCGTTCGCAGGGTTGTCGTTTTCCACGTCTCCTGGGCATCGTCAAATGCGTCCCCGAGTATCGGCCCGGCAATCGGGTGGACTGCGGTGTTGAGTACGCCGGTCTTCTTGAACGTCCAGGCCAGCATCTTTCGGTTCGACTCCCAGCCACCCGCCTCCCAGTTGCTGCGGGGAATCACGTCACCCTTGTAGAAACGATCGCGAGGATTCATGCCCTGCGAGTACGCCATCCACGTTCCCGCGATGTCCAGGTACGGGTTGATGTTCGGCATCATGTTGGTGTAAAGAGCCTCGGCCAGTTCCTGGAATGCCTTGGGTACGGTGCCGGCCTGGGTCTCCACGTCGGTCATCGACTCCAGGGTCGCGTCCATCGCGTTGCCCCACATCTGGGCCACGAAACTCCGCATCTCGTCACGCGGGACCGTAATTCCCACCGCGTGCTGTTTCCCGGCTATCTCGGTGTAACCCATCGGGAGAACGTCGTAGTTGTCCAGGAAATACTTGGAGAACATGGTGTACCATTCTTCCGCCTCGTCGCCGCCAGGCACCAGGCTCGCCAGCATCCCGTACCCGGCAAGTTTCGTCACCGTCGTCGGCAGCAATGTCCAGATGATCTGGTGAGTGATCCACGCCGCACGGGTCTTGGGCATGTCTCCCTTGAGTAACTGGTAATCCCGTAACAGTGCAGACCAGCGAACCTTCGAGTACATGAACAGCGAGTTGGTAATCGAGGACACCAGGCCTCGCTGCATGAAATCGGGCGTGCCGACATCCTTCCGCGTGATCATCGCACGTTCACGAACCGGCACTTGCCGTTCTACGAGCAGATTGTAACCGGTCATCTTCCCGGCCAGTTCCTGGGCCGCACCGTATCGTGCCAGCCTCTCTGCTCCGATAAGTTCAAACGCCTGGTACAACCGTCCAACCGCCGGCAGGACTGTTCGCATGAACCTGTCACGCAACTTCGGATCTTCGAGATCCCTGAGTTTCTCCACCTGTTTCGCCACTCGCTCCCGCGGCGACAACTGCTCTTCAACGAAACCTGGCAGCAATCCGCCCACCTGCGATTCGATGTCGGTCAACGGAACCGCATAGGCATGTTCCGCCATCATCTGTTCGACTAACTCGACTTTCTCTCCGCGAGCAAACAGGCGAGCCGGTCCCGGTTTGAGGTATCCGAAACTGAAAAATTCAGCAACCTTGCCCCAGCCCATCAACGTGTGCCGTTCCTTGAGGATGTCCAGCAACCCCATCCGCATCCTGCTGGATTTTTCCTTGGCCGTTTTCTTCTCGGCGTCGGTCGGTTCGCGTCCCTCGGTGTCACGAATTGCCTGTAACTCGGCAACGTAGGTTTCAAACTCAAGTCGGCGTCCCTGCGCACCAAGGTTTCGCTGCGTCCGCTGGATATCACGCAGCCAGTTGCCGGCGACGAAGGACGGGTTGTAGGTCACGAACAGCGGATGGAACGTCCGGTAAAGGACCGAATTCATCACCCGCGTGATGCCTTCCAACGAGCCAAGATCGGAATTCAGGAATACCTTGTTCAGATACTCATCAACCAGATATGCCTTGTTCTTGCCATCTTCAAGAACGATCAGGTGCGCCTTGCCCCTGGGTGGATCGCCCAGCAGACGTGTGTCGGGTATCTCCCTGCCTGTCTCCTTGTCGAGTCGCGTGGGGATCGGGACCGGTTCAATCTCCTCTCTGAAATACCGGTTCATCCAGTCAACGAGCGCACCTTTGGTCCGGTTGAGTACCGTCATGCGACTGAGTTTGACCATCTTGAGCAACGTCGCGACTGCCGGGTTTGCGACAGCCTCGAACGTCCCGGTCTGGTCGTGAATCATCGGTGATATCTCGTCCCCGATGATGTGACGTATCACCAGGAACGTAGCGTAGTTGGCGACGTTGGGGGCGATCTTGTTGTTGTACGTCGCCTGGCTATACACACCCGCCTTCACCGCCTCCTTCACCATCGGATGGATAATCTCGTGGTGCCAGACAAGGGCCATCCTTTCGAGATACTCGAACTGCGTGATCTCCTGTCCGGGATTGTCAGGATCCTGGATATTGTTTCTCAGTCGTTTCCGCAGAAGATCGATTTGCTCGGCGGCAGTCTCGGGAGTGTGTGCGTTAGGGTTGTAGAGTTCTCCACGCTCCATGATGTCTCGACGCATCTCCATGTAGATGCCAAAGTCATTGAGCGTAATCCCGACCTTCCGCAGAGGCTCGATAACCAACCGCTGGTTTTTCAGAACCATCGCATGAGCGGGTGCGTCAGCGGTGAACAGTTCATCCAGGGTGTTCTTCAGTGTTTCCACTTCCCGATTGATTTTCACCATCTCAACGTCGGTCGGCTCCCGTTTCTCCTTCTCGCGGATCTTCTTCAACAGGATCTTTCGTGCCTCGTCACCAAGTTTCTTCCCCGGTGCCGTTCGGTCGAGGATTCCCTGGGTGACCCAGCGCACAACTGCATCCCAGCCATCGATCCTTGCAGCGTCACGGGCTGCAGCCGCAGCAATCAGTGCCTCCGCTCCAGAGGCGTAGTTGTCGAGAATCCGACGCTCACGATGTTTCAGCAGTTCCTCGGAGTCGCCGGCCAGGAGATCCTGCAGTTCCTGGTACTCCTTGAGAAACTTGGGATGGCGACTGATGTAGTTGCCGAATAATTCCCAGAAGATCGGTGCCCGCTCCTGCAGTTCCTTGGGGGCGACCAGCAACACGCTCAACGACTGGGCCATCAACTCGGATGACGAATGTCGATACGTCAAATAATTTTCTGCCTTCTTGTAACCCGCATCGAACGCTGCGTCGGCCTGTTTTTGTGTCATCTTCCCAGACTTCACGGCCTCCTGCGAGATTGCCCGCAGTCTCCCGGCCTCGACATCAAGATCCATTCCATGCGGAGTCCACCACTCCGAGAGACGGATCAATTCAGCACGCAACTCGTTCGCAGTTACGACGGAGCGTTTCTTGTTCTCTGCCTGGACCCTCTCCCTGGTCTCTGCCCTAACTTCGGCGTCGGTTGGCGTCTTCCCGGTCTGCTGGAGAAGGTCGGACCTGACTTTCTTTTTGAGGACTGTCTTTTCGGCATCGGTCATAGGTTCCCGGCCACCGATCTTCCCGGCCAGGGCACCCTTGAGGTACTTCTGCAGACCGGCAACACGTCCGAGAATGTTGCCGTTCTTGAGCGTTTCGTGCGGCAGATAGTTGATCAGGTGTCCGATTTCGTGGCCAAGAATAATGGCCGCCTCCGCTGCGTCACTGGCATACTTCGGATTCATCAGGATATGAGCCGCTCTCTTGGCGGTCGCCTCCCTGAATTCACCGGCCTTGCCCATCCGCTCCAGTGCGCCCTCAACGAGGACAAGACTCTCGCCATCGAAAAGACGTTGAGCAAGTTCGAGAAGTTCCGGTAACGCAATCGCGAACTGGGAATGCTGCGCGTAGGCATCGTGTGACGCGGGGCTGGTGTCGAATGCCTCCGGGCCGAATTGACCAGGTTTGCCGCCGATCGCTGCAGCACCTGTGGCACCTGGCTCGGCGGCGGGAACGGCGGCACCTGGCTCGGCCCCTTCCGCCGCCGCGACACCGGGAACGGCGGCGACTGGCTCGGCGGCGGGAACGGGGGCTCCCGCTGTTAACGGACTGGTCGCTCTTGCCTGAGCCTGGGCCTGAGACAAGGCCTGGGCCTGATCTGCCTCGACCTGGGACAACTGCTGCTGCGCCGTCTCGGCCCTCCCCAGTGACTCCATGAACTGGGCACCGATGATGTCCTGGACCTGCTGACCGAATTCCCCGATCTTCTTCTCGCTCGCATTCGGGATGCCGGTCAACTTCTCGAACAGTGTCGCTGAAACCGTTTCCTCACTTTCAATCAGTAGGCCAGCCGCCTCGGGGTAGTCTCTCGCCAGTTCCTCGGCAGTCCGATCTGCGTTGGTGGGTACACCCGCAACCCGGACGCGCAGTCGCCTGAGTTCCGCAAGGTCGATACCGTCCTTCAACATCGCTTCGCCGTCACCGCGGGTTTCCAGCAACCGGTCAACGAATGCGCCCATCGCACCACGTTGAGTCGCAACGTCCTCGGTTGCCGCCAGGATCGCCTCGGCCTCCGCGACCATTCGATCCTTATAATCCTGGGGCGCGTTTGCAGCCATCGCATCCCACTGGTTCAGGATCTGCTGCGCGTCCTTCCTAACCGCACGTCGGTGATGTTTCTTTCCCGGATCGAACGGTTCGGTTACCGTGTTTCCTTCGTCATCCTCCACCGAGATCGGTGTCCCCTCAACGGGCATGTGCGCCCTGATTCCTTCGGTTAGACGATCGTACTGCGTGCGACTCGGGTTATCCGACTGGGCGAACTTCTCCAGTGCCTTCCTGGCAGTCATCCCCGCGCGTCGATACTGGGCTGCACTCGCCACGGTGAACGGCATACCAAACGCGGTGAAGGCAATCGTCTCGGAACCGATCTGTTTCCACGCCTCGCTCTGCCGTGCCTGGTCGTCGCTGAAGATGCCCTGGATGGCACCGTAGTCGTCGGTCAACCCGGTCAACCCGTGCAGCAATTCGTCCCAGCGTTCTTCCTCGATTTCGCCAATGATGCCGTGCCAACCGATCCGGTCCTTGAGTTTCCCAAAACCGGCAAGGGTGCGTGTCTTGTCTGCACTCAACCAGTTGGTTGCAACGAATTTCTTCAACGTGCGGATGCCGGGAAGTCTCCCGAGCATCGCAGCCGTTGAGCCGCCGGCAAACTCGGTCGCCAGCGTGATGCTCGCTGAGAGCGGACCCTGCAAGAGTGCCTTGGCAAACGCATTGTCTTCACCCTTGAGCGAATTCTGTACGGCGTATTGCGTTACCTGTTCAGCGAGCAACCACGGGCTGCGGGCAGCCATCGCCACGCCACCGACGGCCAGGCCCCCGGCCGCACCGACGCCCCTGGTAGCTATTTGCGCACCTCTCGCAACCGCTCTGCCAGCCGCAGCGGTGCCGACCGTCTTCAGCACGCCGCGTTTGACCATCTTCTCGGCAACTTCGGTTCCGACCTTGCGGACGAGTTGTCGTCCTGCAGTCATCGCGCTGCCGGTCAGTGCGATCTCGGCACCGTAACCGGGGATGTCGAGGACGATTTCCAGGGCCTTGTCCCAGACGCCCAGGTCACCGTAACGCTCGGCCTCGGCCATGTAGGCGGCGATCGCCTTGGCATCGCCCTTCCAGAACTGGCCCTGGTTGTACCGCTCGCTGGCCTTGTAGACATCCCAGAGTGAACCGGCACTGAGGAGACCCCCGATTACGGGCAGTCGTTTCGCTCCTCGCACAGTTCTCTGTGCCCATCCGGTTTCCTTCTCCCGTAGTTCCTTGATTTCGGCAGCGATCATATCCGCGAATTGTTCTGCCGATTCCAGCGAACCCTCGCCGCGTATTTTTTGCCTCCTCTCGACGGTGAATGTCGGTACGAATTCCTCTTCGGGATCCCAGAGTTGGGAACCTTCATCGACAGAAATTGGCGGCCTTACCGGAAGGTACTGTTGTGACTCTTCCAGGGCACGTTGCGGTTCCTCCAGAGCGATATCACGCTCGTCATCGCTGGGATCCCACAACTCGTTCGGATCAGGAGGATAAACCATCGATCACTGAATTCCTCTTAGCGGCACACCACGAAGTTTCCACATTCGATCTTTTGAGTCGAGGATGTCTTTCTCGTCCACGAAATGGATGCCTTTCGTGCCGGATAAAATCACTTCACCAACTCTGATTTGACCCCGACTAACGCCGAGATCGAATTCTTGCATCGTGTAGTTCGGGATGTTTCCAATATCGACCCGCTCACCAGGCGGTGTGGCGAGGACTGCCGCCTGGGCGATTCGCCCAATGTATTCTCGTCGCTCTGCGAATTGCCCTCTTACTTGGTAATAAATGTCAAGTTCGCGTTTTGTCAGGTTCTCGCGGGCACTTCGGTCTCTTGCCATTTCTACACCCTGACCCAACCCCGAAACCGTTTGATCTTTACCAGGTTCCGTAAGTTGTCGGCCCTTGCTGATCTTGGCGTCAAATCCCTTGATTCGTTTGTTTAGTTCCCGATGTTCTGCTTCGAGCATCAACTGGCTCGTCAGCGGCTCCAGCGGTTGTCCACTCCGCACCACAGCCTCGAAATTCTGCGTAGTTTCCGTTGGACGCAATTGACCCGCTCCAATCAATTCCGTCAATCCTCGTTGACCAGCGTTACCGTAATCTTTGCGCAACTTCTTGATCGCCGCTCCCTTGGCATCAACTTGCGCCTTGCGTTTTCTGACTGCTGATCTTCCCAACTCGATTTCCTCGGGTTGGATCGTTTCGCCGGGAGTCACACGACCACGTTCCTCTATTCCAGCCGATCCATATTCTGCCATACCGCCAGGCGATGGTACGAGTGCGGGAGCCAGGCCTGGTCGTCGTGCCCTCACCGGAACCGGTGTAGGCATGGCCTGTCCAGGATCTTGACCTGGTGTCATCACGCCGCCGGGCCGCGTCGGCCGCACAACCTGGCCCTGCGGCTGCGGCTGCGGCTGCATTCTCGGTCCACCAACCGCCTGTCCTTCACCGAGATACGCAGCAGCACCGGGGAATTGACGGACTGCATCGTCCCACGTTGGCCGCGGCGGAATGTTTGTCTCGGTGTAAAACATATCCCCCCGCTGAAGTCGCATCGTTGTTGGAGAGTCTTCTACACGGGACTGTCGCCAATGCCGCACCCTGCCGGTGGCATCAGCCTGTGAGAATAGTGCCACGTCCTTTGTGGGAACCTGCGGTTTGTCGCCTTCGTATGCCGGTGCAGACGCATATCTCGATTCCCACTCCGAAACCATCTGGGCGTGTCGGCTACCAATCTGCGTATTCAGTTTGTGTCGTTGCTCCCAAGTCTCTGGTTGCGTTAGAGTCGTTACCGCCTCCACCTTCGGCAGAGTGTAGGTGTGCGTCTTGTTCTGTTGGTCTCTCCATGTGTAGGCGACGGGTTTGCCGGTATTCGGATCGCGAATCACCACCGCATTTTCATACCACTCTGATGATCTACTCCCGCCAGGTTTCGCCTCGCCTTCCTCTTTCAGAATTCGGGCTATTTCGTCGTAAACGGCCCCGTCAACATAATCCAGATCCGCATCGCGTACCCGTTGAAGTATCGGCTCAAGACGAGCCTGGACACGGGCATTGTGATGTTTCTTTCCCGAGATCGCGTTGTTATAGGTGTCTTCAGCCTGTCGCGCCATCGCCATCGGGCTGCGAAACTTATTGTGCCACGCCAATGCCTGGCCAGCGTTCGACTGGGAATTGACTATCTCGTCAACCTGATTCCGGTTCAACGAACCGATGTAGGCACCGCGTTGTTCCGCTGTCAGGTGCGGGAATTTCATCTGGACCCAGGGATCCAACGCCGGCATCATGGCGGCGGCGTGATCCGTATCGGCCTTCAACTTGTCCGTCGCCTGACTCTCGATGAAACCCTGGCGTTGCGTGAACTGCTGTTGTTGCTGCATCATCCGCAGCGCGGACATGCCGACATTCGCACCGGCGGAAAAACCGCTCATCATCGCGTTAGTCTTGGCGACGTTCGACCGGGTGTTGAACTCGGCCAACCACTGGTTGTAGCGGCCCTGGCCGGCAGCCTGCGCAACTTCGGCTATGCCGACGATACTCGGATAACTTTCAACAACTGGCACGGGTTGCTCCTGCCACGATTAGAACGGCCATAGATCTTCAACAAAGTCCCAGATGTCCTCCGCCACGTCCCCAATCCCACCGAGGACGTTGGCACCGACGTTGGCAAGACCACTCACGGCACCGCCGGCTGGACCGAGCAGAGAATTGAGCAACAACGGCGTGGCAACACCAGCCAGTCCGCCCAGCAGGGCCGATGTCGTCGTACTCGGTGCCGCTGGTGCAGCCGCACCCGCACCGCCCTCGCCAAACGCCTGGTACAAGTTGGCGAATTCCATCGGCTGCATCTGCCGATACTGGATCGAGTTGATCGCGTTGAGGATCTGCCCCATTCCCTGCTGGTAAGTGTTGATCTTCTGAGAAGTGATGGCATCCTGGACCCTCATCCAATCGTCCATCGCCTGTTCGCCGGCACCACGTCGCATGGCATCGTAAACCGTCGTGCCAGTCATGCCCCGACTCGCAAGATTCGCACGACCACGACCGACGTTTCTCAGGTAATTCTTCTCGACCTCTCGCAGACCGCTCTGGCCGTATCCCCGCAGCATCGCCATCGAATTGATCAGGCTCTGGTTGGCAATGTTCTGAACGTCACCAGCCTGTGTCCGCGTCAGGAATTCGTTGCGCTGATTGATGTCCTCGGCCATCCGTGCCAGTGCCGCGGGCCGATAGTCCTCCAACTGATCGGTCATCCACGACGCCGGCTGCGATGCCATGTAGTCGAGGATCTGCTGATCGGTCTGCGGCGTCCAGCCTTCGCGCTCCCGGTACGTCCCCTCGGTCGCTCCAGGCATTGACCAGTTCTTCGACGCTCGAAGTGAATTGATGATCTCGCGGTTGGTGTAGTCGGTGTACGTAGGCCGGTCCCCGGCAGCCGGATACTGCGGCTGCGGGAGAACAGTCTGGGGATAACCGGCACCCATCCCCATCGCCGAAAACTGCCGGGGTGCCATCCCGCCCATTGCCGGGTATTGTCTTGGACCCATCTGGCCCATGCCACCCATCCCTGGGTACTGCATTGGACCGGTGGCACCGATATTGGGCTGGTAGGTAATCCCACCGCCAGGTCCGGTTCCCCAAGGACCGACGACGTTCTGTGCCTGGTTCGGTGTGCCGGTTGTGGTTGCCAGTCCGGTAGCCGGGGTTGTTCCGGCCACGCCTGTCGTAGCTGGTGTTGTTCCGACGACGGGTGCCGTACCCGTCTCGGTCGCTGGCATCGTCCCCGCCGTCAGGGTCGTCTCTGCGGCCGGCGTTGTTCCCGCTGCCGGCGTTGTTCCAACTGGCGGTGTCGTAGCGGGCGGTGCCCACGACCCGTAATCGCCTACGTTTTGAACCGGATAACCCATAGCCGTGTTGTTGTAACCGCCGGCCATGAAACCGCCGGCAGGATCGTAGGGGTAAAAATTCCAACTCGTCCCCCCCCCACCCCTACTTATGTTGTATGCGCCGCCAAGTTGATAGACGCCCAAACCGCCTGGGTCGGCAACCGATTGATCGATTCTCCATCCTGGATTTCCTCCTGTGCGCGGCAATTGTATATTTAGCGGCATGATCGATCCCTATGCGTCTTCGATCGTCAACTCGATCTGGTTCAACTTGTCCTGGATGTCCAGCCGCGCCGCATCAGCCGCCGCGTCTCGCGCGACCTTGATCCCGGACGCCCGAATCACGTCCTTGATGAAATCCAGAATGCGGTGAACCGTGAATTCCACCTCGTCCTGGGGGTTGGGGATCTCGTTATCGTCATCATCGAGGATCGTTTCCTCGTAGTCGTACTGCAGGACAAACGCGGCCGGTGCCTGGCCTTCCATGTCGTCCGGGAAGTCAATCGTGATGTCCTTGTCCCAGGCGTTGATCGTGATCTGTGACATTACGGTTCCTCGTACAGCGGCAGATAATACTGCGTCCCTGCAACCTTGATTTCCAGGTAAAGGTTCGCACCCATCGTCTGCGCCTCCTGGAGCGTCATCCCAGAATCAGCGTGTGCCGCGATCTTGAAATCGACAATCTTGTCGTTTCGGATCTTTACCACCTCGGTCCACGCATTCGTACTTGAATTAGATGATCCTCCTGCTGGTGACGTGTACAAGCGGATGTCGCCACCCTCGCCGGTTCCCGTTCCCTTACCGGCCTTGAGGAAGAGATCCTTACCCGCCGTGTCCGTGCCGGATTCCTCCCTGACGTTGATGACCCTCGTTCCACCTGTCTCAAAGCGGAGGTTACCCGTCGCCAGATTTACGTGGCCACTGCTATTGACGGTGAACTGATCCGTCCCGCTGCTGTTCTCCACGACCAGGAAATCAGCCGACTGACCGCTCGCGCCCTTGATCGTACACGGGATTGCTGACGAACTGCCGGTGACCACCAAGAGAGAGTTCCCGTCGAACGTGAGGTTCGCCTCGACCGTTGCCTCGTCTGAGTCCTTGAAGGTGGCGACTCCTTGTGCGGTCGAACCATCCCACGAGATCCCACCCCCACCACTGGCCGCTGCCCACGCGATATCCGTTCCATCGGATGTCAGGACATAGGTGTTGGATCCAACACCTAGAGCCGCTGGATCACCACTGGCATCACCGTAGATGATGCTGCCCCTGGTAATACCGGCCATCTTGGCGAGAGAAACCGCATTGTCGGCAATCATCGCTGTTGCCACAGTCCCCCACGATGCGTCTGTGCCGTCAGATTGTAGAACAGTATTGGCACTGCCTACCGCCAGCGCGGCAGGATCACCGCTGGCATCTCCGTAGATGATCTTCCCCCTCGCAAGACCAGCCATCTTGGCCAGGGTGACTCCGTTATCCTTGACCCTGATCGCATCGGAACTCGTCTCGATGGTCGAGTCATCCACGTTGACAGCCATGACCGACGCAGAGGCGGTCAGTCCATCCCCGGCAAACAGGGTTGCCACATCCGCAATCGCCTCTTTCGCGTGCGATCCAGTGGCACCGCCATCGAGGAACAGGATGTAGTCGCCATTGGCTAGTACCGCTTCAGCAGCCTCGGTCAAATCCACATTGAACGTCGTGGTTGAGAGGTCGAGCAACGTCCCAGCCGAGTAGGTGGTGTTCGTGTCGGTTGATGTGACTGTCAGGGTATCACCCGACATTGCGGTCGTGACATTGGTTCCACCCGCTATCGTCAGCGTGTCACCTGGCGTGATACCCGTGGAACCGCTGTCTCCGGCGACAGTCGTGTCAGCGACCGTGAAGGTCAGGTCATACGGATCGCCATCAGTACCATTGCTGGTGTCGGTCCAATCGATATCGATCCCGCCACCTTCAATGAACTTCACCTCCTTGGCATTCGAGATTTCGACTTCGGTCCCATCCCCGTCTTCAAGGAAGAAACTACTCATCCCGGTGACGCTGATCGTCTGCCAACTGCAAGTGCCGTCACCATCCTCACGGAGAAACTTGCTGCCACCACTTTCCCCCGTGGATACAAGTTCGGTCCCTTCGAGATTACAAGTAAATGTCAGATCGTAAGGATCACCGTCAGAGCCATTGCTGGTATCAGTCCAGTCAATGTCGATCCCGGTGCCTTCAACGAACTTGACTTCCTTGTTCTCGGTGACCGTGACCTCGGTCCCGTCGCCATCCTCAAGGACGAAACCGGAACCCATCGTGTTCGTGTCTGTTGATGTAATGGTCAGCGTGTCACCTGACATCGCCGTGGTGACATTGGTGCCGCCCGCAATGGTGAGCGTATCACCGGGGGTGATCCCCGTGGATCCGCTATCTCCGGCCACGGTTGTGTCAGATACCGTAAAGGTCAGGTCGTAAGGATCGGAATCTGATCCATCACTGGTGTCCGTCCAGTCGATGTCGATGCCACCACCCTCAACGAACTTGACCTCCTTGGCATTGGAGATCTCCACCTCGGTTCCATCACCGTCTTCGAGAAAGAAACTACTCATTCCCGTAACGCTAATGGTCTGCCAACTGCACGTCCCGTCACCGTCCTCCCGCAAGAACTTGCTGCCCCCGCTCTCTCCGGTGGACACAAGTTCTGTGCCCTCCAGGTTACAGGTGAACGTCAAGTCGTAGGGGTCGCCATCCGTACCGTTACTGGTGTCCGTCCAATCGATGTCGATCCCAGTTCCCTCGACGAACTTCACTTCCTTGGCGTTGGAGATCTCCACCTCGGTTCCATCGCCGTCTTCGAGAAAGAAACTACTCATTCCCGTAACGCTGATGGTCTGCCAACTGCACGTCCCGTCACCGTCTTCTCGGAGGAACTTACTACCCCCGCCCTCACCTGTTGACGCTACTTCGGTCCCTTCGAGATTACAGGAGATGGTGAGATCATACGGATCACCGTCAGACCCATTGCTGGTATCAGTCCAATCGACATCAATACCAGTCCCCTCGACGATCTTAACTTCCTTGTTCTCGGTGATGGTGACTTCAGTACCGTCCCCATCCTCGAGAACAAACCCAGAACCCATCGTGTTCGTGTCTGTTGATGTGACCGTCAGCGTGTCGCCAGACATTGCCGTGGTGACGTTCGTTCCACCAGCAATCGTCAGTGTGTCGCCTGGCGTGATACCTGTGGATCCGCTGTCTCCAGCGACAGTCGTGTCAGAAACCGTGAACGTGAGATCGTAGGGGTCAGCATCAGAGCCAGGACTAACATCGGTCCAGTCGATGTCAATTCCACCACCTTCAACGAACTTCACTTCCTTGTTTTCGGTGATCGCGACTTCAGTACCGTCCCCGTCTTCGAGGACAAACCCAGAACCCATCGTGTTCGTGTCGGTGGACGTGATGGTCAGGGTATCTCCAGACATCGCGGTACTGACGTTTGTACCACCAGCAATCGTCAACGTGTCGCCAGGCGTTATTCCCGTGGACCCGCTGTCCCCAGCGACAGTTGTGTCTGAAACCGTGAAGGTGAGATCGTAGGGATCACCATCTGTTCCGTTGCTCGTATCGGTCCAGTCGATGTCGATACCACCACCCTCAACGAACTTGACCTCCTTGTTCTCGGTGACCGTGACCTCGGTGCCATCCCCGTCCTCCAGCACGAAACCAGATCCCATCGTGTTCGTGTCTGCCGAAGCGATGGTGATAGATCCACTACCGTTGGTGATCGTGACGTTGGTTCCCGCCGTCAGGGTCCCCTTGGCGAGGGTGTTTCCGGTGGTGTTTCCGATGAGGAGTTGTCCATTGGTATAGCTAGTCTGTCCGCTACCTCCGTCACCAACCGCAAGAGTGCCTGTGACTGAGGATGCTCCAAGATCCACGGCGAGTTCAGTGGACTCAATGACAAGTCCACCGTTAGATTTGAGGTCGGTCGAGAAGGTCGTTCCTGAGAGGTCAAGGCCGTCTCCCGCTGAATAAGTTGTATTGGTGTCAGTCGAAGTAACCGTCAGCGTATCGCCAGACATTGCCGTGGTGACGTTGGTCCCGCCCGCAATGGTCACCGTGTCTCCGGGAGTCATCCCCGTCGATCCGCTGTCTCCAGCCACGGTCAAATCTGGAACGGTGAAGGTCAAGTCGAATGGATCAGCATCAGAGCCTGGGGTGACATCGGTCCAGTCGATGTCGATCCCGCCACCCTCAACGAACTTCACTTCCTTGTTCTCAGTGATCGTGACTTCCGTGCCATCGCCATCCTCCAGCACGAAACCAGATCCCATCGTGTTGGCAGTCATGTCAGTCACGACCAGGTCGATGGTGCCGTCCCCGTCCTCGTAGGTCGCGGCTATCCTCGTCTCGGTGTTGCCGTCGAACATCGCACCGACGATGTCCTGGATGTTCTCAGTCGTCACCGCCGTGGACCCGTCAGCTACGTTGAGCATCGTTCTCAGGTTTGCAGGCGTGATCTCCTCGATGACACCAGCACCAGAGGAATCCCGTCCCAGGATCCTGTCCGTTGCCGAGACATTCTGTATCTCCGCATAGACCACTCCCTGGTCCTTGATCGTGACCGCACCGCTGCTGACCGAGAAGTTGTCACTGTGAAAACTGGCAACTCCCCTGTTCGAGGTTGTCGCATTCTCCCCGGCTACGGTGATTGTGTGCAATGTGTTGGTGACATCGATTCCCTCGCCACCAATAAGATCAAACTCGGCCAGGCCCGACGAATCTGCTGCCTTGGCACCAGCCCCACTATCCGTGGTGATGGATACGCCGGTTATGCCAACTTCATCAGTAATTCCCTGCCAACTGCACGTCCCGTCACCATCCTCGCGGAGAAACTTGACACCACTGGACTCTCCAGTGGACTTGAGTTCTGTTCCCTCGAGATCACAGGAAATCGTCAGATCATAAGGATCGCCATCCGTACCGTTGCTCGTGTCAGTCCAGTTGACATCAATGCCGGTCCCTTCAACGATCTTCACTTCCTTGTTCTCGGTGATGGTAACTTCCGTGCCGTCACCATCCTCGAGAATAAAACCCGATCCCATCGTGTTGGTATCGGTTGACGTGATGGTCAACGTGTCGCCCGACATCGCGGTACTGACGTTTGTGCCACCGGCAATCGTTAACGTGTCGCCTGGTGTCATCCCCGTGGAACCTGAATCCCCCGCCACCGTGAGATCAGATATGACAAAGTCCATGTCGCCGGTGCCGTCCTGGTAGGTCACCGAGATGCCGGTCTTGGTTCCACCGCTGGCGACGAGCGCACCGGCGTAGTCTTCCACCTGTTCCTGGGTGAGTTGGGTGTTGGTGTCGGTCGATGTGACCGTCAATGTGTCCCCAGACATCGCTGTGGTGACATTGGTGCCACCAGCAATTGTCAGCGTGTCGCCGGGAGTGATTCCCGTGGAGCCACTGTCACCCGCTACGGTTGTGTCAACGGCAGCAATAGCAGTACCACTCGTCAACTGGATGTCGTTACCAGCATCCGTGGTGAAATAAAGTTGGTTCGGAGTGGCGGTTTTCACCCAGACTTGTCCGTATGCAGCAGTATCCCCATCGGCTGCGGATTGCTCTTTCAGCGTCACGGCACCTTCCACCGTCAACTTCGTGGACGGATCGCTCGTCCCGATGCCCATGTTGCCGGAACTGTCGATCCGCAGTCGCTCGGTCAACGCGCTGCCGGTTGCCAACTTCAGGACCATGCGCATCGGTGCGCCGTAGGCGGCATCAGACACACTGCCATCGACCTCGAAACGAAAGTCGGCAACAGTCTCGTAACCGTTGTTGGCTCCGACGTAGCCCTCGATGAGAAAGTCGCCCAGGTTGTCGTTGTTGCTGATAACCGTTTGGGCATCAAGATCACCGCGGGACTTTCGCAGCGTGACAGCGGTCGGATTGGCCGTATCCTGGATCCGCTCGACCAGTAAACCGCCTCCAGTCGTTTCGGAAAGTAAGTGCAGGATCTTCTCGGGATCATTCGTGCCAAGACCAAGTTCACGAAGGACCGAGTGTTTTCCAGCCAGGTTGTTCTGCGCGCGGCGCATGCGGGCGACACCGCCACCCGCGGGATCGACAAATCGGCACTGCTCGTAGCCGCGATTGACGATGCCCATTCAAATACTCGCCACGAAGAGTTCAACATCGACCGCACTCGCCCCGGGCCTGACCCTGATGCTGTTCACGTCAGCCATAGTCCCGAAACTTGGCGTGGTATCCGCTTCCGCGAGCATCAGGTCGTTTGCACTGCCGAGTACGTGACTGTGACCAGGGTCCAACTTCACTTGGTAAGTCGTCCCAACCGTGACAACGGCAATCTCAACCGAGTTGGTGTCGTCCAGGTTCGTAACCCGAATGTACCGGGAGTCTTCAATGTCGATGGCCCCGGCGGCCTCGTAGACATCGTTGCGAAACTCCGCGATCGTCGTGGTTTGGGATGCGCTGCATGTGATGATCCGTTTCATCACCTCGTTGACCGACGCAATGGTCAGCGTGTTTGTCGCACCCTGGTCGGAACCGTTGAGCGTGATCGTCTCGGTAATCTTGACCGTCAGGGTGGCGGCGGTAACAGTGCTGGTCATCTAAAACGTCCTCGCAAACCGGGGCGATGTTTCGGTGTAGTGGCACTCGACATGTTCCATCGCCCACGTCTGGCTGGCTGTCGTGTTGCCGAATTTCAGGTAGATGGCATGCGCGATCGCCTTGCGGCGTTCGGCTGCATTGTTGCCGGCTGAAAGTGTTGACGTGAAAAACGCCGTCGAACTGTTGTAGGCGTCCTCGGGGTTGTCTCCCCGGTAAACCGACATCGTCACGTTGGCAGACCCCTTGGCGACGACGCTGCGTATCTCGTTGACCCGCACGGCAACCGGTCCCTTCGCAGCAATCGGCCCGAGATAGACATGACTGCTGATCGCCGTACCGTCATCGTCGGCGGCGGCCAGATCCCACTTGCGCAGGTATCCGTCCAGGCCACCCAGCAGGATCGTCCGGTCGCTGGCGGTGTCACCGTCGAAGACGTGAACCGCTCGTGGATCGTGGGACGTGTTGGCAAACTTGTCGATCCACCACGACTCGTTTCGCACGTCGTAGAAGTAATGTTCGACGCTGCTGTCCCCGACCGTCAGCGGTGTGACGAAGACATGCACCCCGCGTTCCCGCTCGTTCCAGGCCAGCCGAATCAGGTTCGTGTCGAGGTTGATCGCAGACAGACGTTCCTCGATGCGTCCAGTTGTGATCTTGGAAATTCCCTGTCCGACCGAGCCGCGATAGACGCCACCGCGTGTGCCGAAGATGTAGAAATTCTTCGATGAGTCCTGGCACCAGGGACGACCCCACGGCGTGCCCACACCCTCGGCCACCCGGTCCAGGCGACCACCCAGCATCGGATCCCCGCTCATCTGCCAGATCGAATGATCGCAGCCGAATATCAACACGTCCTCGCTGACGGGGATCATACAGCGGATCACGTCGGGCGATTTCCCCGCGGGAGCGTTGGTCCCCGAAATCGCCTGGTCCTCGGTCAACACCGTTGGCGAGTAGTTGTAGTCGAAGGGATCATTGATCCTCGACATGTACCACTCCTGCGGATCTCCCGAGACTCCCGAGAGTACGACACGACCTCGCCAGGTCTCGATCAACGTCGCGTACCGGCCCTCGCTGTCAACGGGCAAGGAACCGGAAGTGGTCGCCCAGGCCGTCATCGTCGCCGTCTGGCCCTTGTAGTACTTGATGTTCTTGCCGTCAGCAAAGAACAGGTTCTGCCCGAGTTGCGTCGAGAAGATCACCGGGGCATTCCGGTCCAGGGCCGGCGTCGAGAAATCACCCCCGCTGGCGACCGTGTACCAGTTCTCGTCATCGAATTCCTTGACGATCCCGGAACAAACGGCAATCCGTTTTGTCATTCTCTGGGCAACGGCATTCTCCATGTCCAGGGCGTAAGACGCCGAACAGGTCGCACCGAGTTGACTGTTGGAGCCATGGCTGGCCACCCAGTCAAGAACTGGAGTCGTCGCCTTGGTCATGCGGGCGATGTTGTCGCTGGCGTTGTTGCGGAAGATCCGAAACCCGCCCTCCTCGTCAGCATCGATCGCGTTCCACGTCGTGGTACTGTTCGGATCCTGCGAGTTGATCCTGGCCCCGTCCGCGACTGCGATTGTCGCAAACGAGTGACCGCTGCCGTAGACGTTGCCGCCAACCGCACCGATCCTGGCATTGACCGGATCGTAGGAAATACCGTTCGTTGTTCCCGCACTGGCCTGGGTCCACGACACTGCACCGGCAGCGGTAACTTTCGTCACCTGGTGACTGAACGTCGAAGCGGCACCGACAATGTCGGGAATCGTCCGCGTCAACGTGAAGAAATTGCCCATCCCGTCAGAGGCAATGTCCAGTTCCTGGTTGGTCTGTTTGGGTGCCTGGCCAGAGGCGTAGGGTGCGTAAGACATCAACTCGACGCACATGATCTGTTTGCCGAGTGCGATATCCATCATCTGCAGTGACAACCGTTGGTCGTGTGTCAGCGTGAAGTTGCCACTGCCCGTATTACAGGTAATCGACATCTTCGTGTTCTGGAAGGCGTTGCCCGTCTGCGTCACGGCGATCGTGATATTGCCGGCGATGGTCCCGCCCTTCACCAGGATCGCCACGTCCTGCAGCCCGAGTGTTCCCGTGAATTCGGCAATCACCGCAGCCGTATTCAGTGGCCCACCCGTGCAGCTGACCCGCACATCGCTGCCATCGGTCGCCAGGTGTGACACACCACGCAACGCTGTCTGCACCGTAGACGAGGTAGCCGTCGCATCGATGGTGGCAGTCGTCGTTCCGGTGGTACTCACCTGTCGAGCGGCTGCGCTGTCATTGACGACGACCATGCCCAGCATGCCGCTGTCAGACACCATCAAGTTCTGGATTTTCGACGTGTTCTCGCTCGACGGATAAAAATCCTGGAACTTGGCCGTACTCTGGTTCTCGGAAAGTAGCCAGTAGTCCGACTGGGAACCGTCACCGCTGGTGGTCTCAACGATTGCCCCGTCGGATGTCTTGATGCGGTAAATCGCCTCACCGTTGACTCCGCTGATATCCGAGATCCAGACGTAGAGGATGTTGCCCCAGACAGTCATCCCGCGGACCTGTCGTGTCGCGGATGTCAGGGCCATGACGGGAGAATCATCCGCCGTCCAGTCCCAGAGGTTGGTTCCGTTCTTGTTGTACTTGCGAAGAATCATCTGGTGAGAACCGTTGACCGTGGCGAGGTAGGCGTAGCCGTCCCGGCCCCAGACTGAAATGTTGTACGTCTCGCTGGCAGCACCGAGATTGCTGCCGACCTGGGCACCGAGATTGTCAACCAGGATGCCAGACCCGCCACTGCTGGCAGCCATGACCGCGTGACCGCGTCCCCGCACCGCCTGGAACTGCGGATAGATCAGGTGGTTGATGTCCTGGATCCTGCCATCGGTCGTGTGAGCGGAGGAGTTGTACTTGCTCAACCCCGCTCGCTGGCCACCCCGGTCACGACCCGAGGACTTCGAGTTGAGACCGCTGGCAACATCCGGCGAACTGGCCGGAAACGGGCGCACGTTCTGCGCGTCAACGGTCGTCTTGGGAGGCTGGTCCTCGTAGGCCAGTCCCTCGACGATCCCGCCGACTGGAAATTCCAGTTCGCGCGAGTATCGACGTGGCATCAAACACTCCCGTCACCCGGCCGCGACCTCGTCATACACCAGGCAACCGACGAGGACATTGGCCGCCACCGTCACGTTGAGTGCCTCGCCGGCAGCCGTTTCAAACCAGCCAACTGGACTGAAAGGCAGAACCATGTGGCCTTCAGCGGTGATTGCGACGGTGAATTCACCAGTGAGAGCCGTCGTAGCACTCTTGAATTGAAATGCAGCCGCTGCATCCGAGTCCTGCAAGACCACGATAGCGAGAACGCGGATCTTCGATCCGGTAACCGCAGCAACCAGTTCCCTTGTCCCACCGGCTGCCGCCGATATCGAGGCGTACTGCTGGCCACCGTGGGCGAAGGCGACGTTGCCGAAACCACCCATCGCGGTTGTTGTCGAGGAAACCATTCTTCACTCCCCCCGGTTCAGTTGACCGTCAACTTGTCGATGTTGCTGTCGGTGGCCGATCCCAGGTTGATGTAGATGTGCGCGTCGATGTCGTCATCGGCTGCACCCGAGTTGAAGATCAGGCACGCCTTCGCGTAGCCGGCAGTACCATCAGCCGGGGCATCACCGCCCGCGCTGCCAAGATCCTCGATCACGATCAACTTGTTGCCGACACCGTCAGTCGCAATGACACCAGTCCCGTCCTGCAGATTGTGCCTTGAAGACATATCGTTCTCCTTACGTTCCCTGGCCCTTGTATGTCACACCGCTGCCGTACAGGAGCAGTCGGTGATGCGAAAACATCTCCCGTCCCTCGGAGTCGTCGGCGTTGTAGCCGAGAATTTCAGGTTTGTTGTCCTGCTGGTCGCGGAGAATCGATGTCGCCAACAGGTCTCCGAACTGCTGCCACAGGACTCCACGCTCCCCATCCATTCGGCGTTCCATCTCGGACAGGCAGGAGTACATGATCGTCTCGGTGTGAGCCGGCATGCCGGGGACGT